ACAGGCCCTGGCGGCGCGAAGTCGATTGATGTCATCATTGATGAAACGGTGGCGCGGAATATATCGACGCCTGGGAGTCGCACCGGACGCGCGTTGCGTTCATCTTTTGCTGGCCTAAGCCCGCAACTGGCAGGAAGGTGATCAGATGGCTACATGGCCCGGCACACTACCACAAGAAGTCCTGGCGAATGTCACGCGCACGCGGCAGCAGGGCAGGATTCGTTCACAAATGGAAACTGGTCCCGCCAAGCAGCGCAATCGGTTCACTGCGGTGGTGAAGAATTATGATGCACAGATCATCGTGACCGGAGCGCAGCTGACTACGTTCAACACGTTCTATGAGGACACACTTGGCAACGGCACAGACAGTTTCACTTGGGTCGATCCATTTACAGATGCGGCGCAAACATTGCGTTTTCGAGAAGAGCCGCAAGAGACCTTGATGAAGCCGGATTCAACTCCGAATAACAGGCTGTATATGGTCACGCTTCCGTTGGAGGTGCTGCCGTAATGGTCACCTCTGCATTCACGCAAAGCGCATTCGCTTCTGATGCGACCGATATATGGCTTGTGCTGCTAACGATAGATCACGATGATCTTTCGCAGCCTATATATGTCGTGAATAATAACGAGAATATCACCTCGAACGGCGTGGAATACATTGCGTTCCCATTTGACATAACTTTGCCAGATAATCGTGATGGCGCGCCGCCCAGGGCGCAGCTGGCGATAGATAATGTCAGCCGGGAAATCGGCGAGGCAATCCGGTCGATAAGCAGCGCCGCTTCTGTGAAAATTCAAATCATTCGCGCCGCCGCGCCCGATACTGTTGAAATAGAATGGCCGTATTTCTCGTTGAGAAACGTGAAATGGGATTTCACGAAAGTTACCGGCGATCTCACTTTCGAAGATTTCATTAGCGAGCCATATCCGGCTGGGAAATTTGTCCCGGCGTATTTCCCCGGCCTATTCTGATGATTGACGCGGATAATTTCATATTCAAGGCAATCGGCGTTCCGTTTTTGGAGCATGGCAGAGATTATAACGGATGGGATTGCTGGGGCTTAGTTATGCGGGCCTATCAGGATGTCATCGGTGTCAAATTGCCGGATTTCAGCTATAATGACACCAGCGAATATCGAAGGCTCATTGAGAATTTCAGCCAGCGCGAAGATAGGTTCTGGCGCAAATCGGATACGAGAGATTTTTCAGTCGCTTGCATTTACCGGCGAGGCCGCGTCATCCACGCTGGATTAAGTGTCGGCAACAAAATTCTCCACGTTGAGCGCGGTATTGAGACTTGTTTGGAACCGGCATCGAGGATGAGGATCGAGGGCTACTATGAACCAGCTTGTCTCTCAACCGCATCCATTTAGACAAGAAAGCCGCTACTCGGTAGCCCCGGACGGTCTGACGATTCAAGAAATCGTTGAGCGCGAGATACCTGACCCGGTCCTGCGCGCGCATTGCCATGTCAGCATCGAAGACATCTATATCCCGCGCGATAATTGGCATGTAGTGCGCCCGAATGCTGGGACGACTGTATATCTCAAGGTGATCCCGCAAGGCGGCGGCGGCGGGGGTGGCAAGAATCCGCTTCGCACCATTCTGACCATCGGCGTTATGGTGGCAGCGTTCGCATTTGGCGGCCCACTTGCAGCATCGCTCGGCATTACGTCGGGCATCACAATCGGCGCTGCTACCATAACGGCGGCACAGATCGGTGGCGCGATCATTACAATCGCCGGAACTTTGCTCATCAATGTGATAGCGCCGATCCGCCCTCCGTCAATGGGGCAGCTATCTGGCACGCAAACAACGACTGATAGTCCGACGCTCTTTGTCGAGGGCGCTCGCAATGCCGTTCGCCGTTTCGAGACTGTTCCTGCTGTTCTTGGCAACTATCGGCACACACCGCCGCTTGGCGCGCTTTCTTATACAGAAGTGCTGGGCGGGGATAGCTATCTGAGATTGCTGGTCGTTTGGGGTTATGGCCCTCTGAAAATTGAGAATATCAGGATCGGAGACACGCTGGTCACCGATTTCGAAGGATTGGAAATTGAAACAGTCGAAGGTCGAGTTGGCGACAGCGCACTCACGCTTTTTCCGGATTCTGTCGAAGAAGATTCGCTGGCGATCAATTTCACAGAGGTGACATCCTTCACGCGCACTGCCGCTCCTGGCGCTGACGAATTGTCCGTGGACATAACCTTCCAGAATGGCATTTTCTACATTCAAGATGATGGAAATCGCACAAATCATTCCATCAATTTCAAGATTGAATTCCGCGAGGTCGGCGCGGCTTCATGGAGTGTTCCGACGTTCACAGCGGCGACAAGCAATCATTCTGATGGCTCTTCCATCACTATTACGGCGGCGCGCACCTCCGCGATCAGACATGGTTATCGCTGGGACACGCCTTCGCGCGGCACTTATGAAGTGCGGGTCACTCGTAACAGTACTCCGAAAAATAACACCAGATACGGCGATTCAATGTCATGGACGGCGTTGCGCGCCATAACGGATGAAGACCCGATTGATTTTCCATATCCGCTTGCTCGTACCGCTATTCGCATCAAGGCGACCGATCAGTTGAATCGCGTCATCGATGAACTCAATGCAGATGTTAGCAGCTATGTGAACAGCTACACGGGGTCTGGCTCCACATGGTCGGAGGCGGTGTCTAGTAACCCGGCGGACCTTTTCCGGCATGTGTTGCAAGGGAATGCCAACGCGCGCCCGCTGGCAGACAGCCGCATCGATCTCGATACTCTGCAAGAGTGGCACAACTATTGCGAGGCAGAAGGTTTCGAATTTAATCAGATCAGAGATTTCCAATCTTCGGTCTGGGACACGCTGGCCGATATCGCTTCTGTCGGGCGCGCATCGCCTACTCAGATCGATGGCAAATGGAGCGTTGTTATCGATAAGGCGAAAACAACGCCCACGCAGCATTTCACACCGCGTAATTCCACTGGGTTTGAGGCGGAGAAGGGATTCCCGGAGCAGCCCCATGCGCTTCGGATTCGATTCCCGAATAGGGATAAGCAATTCCAGCAAGACGAACGCATTGTATATGCTGACGGATATACCGAGGCGAACGCGACTAAATTCGAAGCCATTGATGCGCTTGGAATTACTGATCCAGAACATATTTGGAAATTCGGTCGTTTTCATTTGGCGCAGGCTGCCACGCGACCAGAGCGATGGACGTTCAATGTAGATTTTGAAAACCTGGTATCGACGCGCGGCGACCTTGTGCTTGTGACGCACGATGTTCTGCTGGTCGGCTTGAAATCCGGTCGGATAAAGGAGTTGCAGACAAGCGGCGGTAATGTGACCGGTTTCACCTCTGATGAGGTGTTGACAATGGAGGCCGGCAAAATATACGGCGTCAGCATAAGAGCCGTCGGTGATGTTGAGGTCGTTAAGCGCATAGCGACCAACGCTGGGGACCAAACGACAGTCACATTTCTGACGCCGTTTGCGGAAGGAACAATATCGGCTGGCGATCTATTCAGTTTCGGCGAATCTGGCAGCGAGACAATTCGAGGGCTAATTCTATCGATTGAGCCTTCTGTCGATCTCAGCGCAAAAATCATCTGCATTCCATATAGCGACAGCATCTATACTGCCGACACCGGCACGATTCCTACGTTCGACAGCAAGATCACGCCTCTCACGCCGGTCCCGACCGCCGAAATCGTCGCCGTGCGTTCAGACGAAAGCATCTTGGAGCTTGGCTCCGGTAACACGCTGATCCCGCGCATTGGTATATCTGTTGCTGGCGTATCTAGCGATGTCGTTTCTCTCGATGTGCAAATTCGCGCTTCGGCGACCGGCGAGAATTTCTATGACGCGCAGATTGTGAGCTTCATCAATAATGAGGCGATCATAGGCGGCGTGCAGGAGGACAATACATATGATCTTCGTGTGCGTTGGCGCGACCCAACTCGATTGCCAGCATCGTGGACATATTACAACGGGCATCGCGTTATTGGGCAGACGGCAGCCCCGGCAGGATTGCAGAATCTACAGATATCTGTGTCTGGCGGCAGCGTTATCCTGCGATGGGATCGACCAGATGAATTAGATGTTAGATTTGGCGGTCAGGTCAAATTCCGGCATTCCACGGAAACTGTAGCCGCGAATGCCGCCTGGGCAGAATCAACATCGATCGGAACAACGGTGAAGGGCGATGCTCTGATAGCCGTATTGCCACTGAAGCCAGGCACCTATCTGGCGCGCGTATTTGATCGCAGCGGTCACGGATCGCAAGACATCGCGGCAGTCTCGACAAAACAGGCATCGGTGCTGGAGTTCACCAACATCGGCACGGTGACAGAGCATTCAGCTTTCAGCGGCGCGAGAACAAATGTCGTGATCGATGGCGCTGCGATCAAGCTGTCTGCTGCCGGTCTCTTCGATGATATTCCGGATTTCGACGCTGTCGGCGACTTGGACACATACGGCGGCATCAATGCGAGCGGAACCTATGAATTTGCGGCTGGGTTTGATTTGACCACTGTGAAACGTGTGCGGCTGACAAGCAATGTCGAGGCTCTAAGCATCAATCCGTTGGATAAAATTGACGACAGAACGGCGAACATCGACCTCTGGGAGGATTTTGACGGAACGCTACAGGCCGCTGCTGACTGCCGCATTCAGGTGCGGGAAACCGACGATGATCCGGCTGGATCGCCCACCTGGTCGGCGTGGAATAATCTTGACAGCGCAGAGTTTGAGGCGCGCGGTTTCGATTTCCGTGCTATACTTAGCACCAACGATCCGGCGTTTAATATACAGGTCAGCGCGCTTTCTGTTGTCGCGGAGGAAATTTGATGCGAGCCGCAATTCTGGATGAAAATAACGTTCTGATTGACGCTGAGAGCAAGGCGCGTCTCAAAAAGGGCGAAATTGACTGCGGTGACCTTCCGGCAGACGGCAGCTATAAATATATCGACGGCGAATTCGTCAGATGTAGCAAAAGCGGTGCTGCGCGTAGTAAAATTGACCGCGATAGGGCGCTATATCTTCTGATAAATGCAGCCGTGACAGGCGAATCCGTGCCGCAAGAATGTCTGCAATGGGCTGCATTTTACAAAAAGCATTTCGGAGCTTAAAAAATGGCACAGGACGACTACACAATCGCTAATTCAGACGGCGCGACTGTACGCGCTGATATCAACAATCATCTTGAGGCGATTGTCACGAACAATTCTGGTGCGACAGCGCCCAGCACGACCTTTGCATTCCAATGGTGGGCGGATACCACTAACGGCCTGCTGAAAATAAGAAACAGCGCCAACACCTCGTGGGTCACAGTCGGCACCCTCGCAGACGCCTTTCTGGGCCTGGCTGATCTCGACACGGCGCAGACATTCACCAAGTCGCAGCGTGGAACTATCACCGTCGATAATGACTTGTCCTTTGATATCGGCGACACCGGAACCAATAACTTCAAGTGTACCCCGACCGGCACCGGCACGCTAACCTTCACGAACCACACCGCCGGGCAGAGTGGCAACATCTTGCTCGACAACAGCGGTGGCTATTCGATCAGCCTCGCGGCCACGACCAAGGGCGATGCCAATCTGGCGACGACGATCAGCACTGCTGGCGTCTATTGGCTCTCATACTACGACGACGGCACGAACGCCTATGTCGTCACAAGCGCGGTGTTCGCCTGATGTCGATCATTCAGGGCACGTCTAAGGCAGCGGGTGGCTTTTATACCATCGACCAGTCAGCGCGGTTCAATGACAACGACAGTTCGTACCTGAGCAAGACTTTTGCTAGCGGCAGCACCGTTACTCAGTACACTATAAGTTGCTGGGTTAAACTTGGCAATTACGCCTCTCTGCTCGGTGGAAACGAGCCAGTTCTATTTGATGCTGGCAACAACTACGAGACTTTACGCTTTGATGGCACATCTAGGGCTAATCCAGATGCTATTGCATTCGAGGCAATCACCAACTGCGTTGTTTACACCAGCGCCAAACACAGAGACGTGGGAGCGTGGTATCATATTGTCGCAGTCCTCGACAGCCCCAACGCCACTCAGACAGATCGAATCCGCATTTATGTTAACGGGGAGCGGCAATCAGTAAATCTGCAATCTGGAAAGTCATGGCCGACGCAAAACCAAACCACTAACCGTGCTGGCGGCGCTTTCACACATGCTATAGGGGCAAATGCAAGTGGTAGTGCATCCACGCTCTTTGACGGGTATATAGCAGAGTACAACTGCTTGTTTGGTCAAGCTTTAGACCCAACTGAGTTTGGTGAAACAGACGCCACTACCGGACAGTGGATACCGAAAGCATTTGCTGGGTCGTTTAGCAACAGCAACGACTTCTATTTTGATTTTTCAAACAGCAGTAGTTTTGGCGAAGATCAATCCGGCAACGGCAACGACTGGACCAGCAACGGCTTGACCAGCACGGATCAGGTGCCAGACAGCCCTAGTGACAGTTACGCAACTTGGAATGTAAACGCGCAAGCATCCACTATAGTGTCAACTGTTAGCGACGGCAACCTCACTGCTGTTGGTTCAGACTCGTTCTATGCTTCACTAATCGCAGCCACTTTCCCGTTAACTAGCGGCAAATGGTATTGGGAATGCACACAAAGCGGTGCACAGCAATGTCGTGTTGGCGTAGTTGCTGATTCATTTACCGCCACCACCGTAGGCATTTCATTGGGTGGGCGGGCAAATGAATGGGCATATCGTGGCAATACTGGGCAGAAAGCTAATGCTGGAATTAACAGTGCATACGGCAGCACCTACACCGCTGGCGACATTATCGGCGTCGCAGTAGATGTAGATGCAGGAAAAATCTGGTTTGCCAAAAACGGCACGTGGCAAAACTCCGGTGATCCTGCTGCTGGTACAGGCGAAGCATTCAGCAATCTGTCTGGCACAATCGTTCCAGCGATTGAAGGATACAATGGCAGCGGCTTTGTCCTAAATGCTGGACAATTTGCTTTCAGCTATTCTGCTCCAACTGGCTTTAACGCCGGTTTGAAAACCAGTCTCCT